CAAGTGCCAAAGTTAAGTACCCCCTTTGGGGGTACTTTGCTGTAGCATACTTGCCATATTAGGGTTGTAGGCAATATTAAGTACCCCCTTTTAGGGGGTACTTAACTTAGGCACAACACGGTAGTGTTTCAGAGAAATGGATTCATCGGAAGTGAGCGTGTTCCGGCTTTGCTAAGATGTTTCATATGGGCAAGAGGCACCGGTAAGTGGCTTATATCGTTAATATAGAAATGATAATGATCAACCGCCGATAAGATGTGAGGAACAGACCACTCAATAACTTTTACATTTAAATCATCAACCTGTGCCCGAATATCTTTTGGAAGGTTACGGGCGTATTGAAGGTAGATTGCTCTCATAATGATTTTCATCTCTTCCACAGATTGCTTATCAATTACATAACCCTTTGGTGAACTCCGTGTAAATACTTCCTTACGTATAGAATTTTGTAGACGGTCAACGTTTTCTGCCGAGAAGAAAATTTCACTTACCGGCGATTTCTCCCAATTTCCCCGGAGCATGTCTGTCTGAAAATTTTTTTCTACAGAAGTGTCTGTCTGAAATCCGGGAACAGCAAATGAGCTTTCAGCACTTCCAAATGTAACACGTCCGTTTTCTCCGGCTGAAGAGGTATATGGAAGATCAAATGGGGTTGAACGGTTATTCATACTAACTCAGCAAACGAATTTTAGAAGGGTGCGTTAAACATCCGGCAGTATTAAAACTGTTTCAAATTTTTTTCTAATAAAAGGGTATACAATGACATCCCTTCTCACGTCAAGTCGCCAAGTAAGCGCTGAATCTGGGTTCTTTATCCCCGTTGGTAACTGCAGAGGGCTTATCTACGCCTACAATCCCACGACCGGTGTTTCTACGTTCAGCTCAGCGGTATGGGCTACCACAAACACTTCCACTGCATTCTATGTATCATCGGCTGGTGCTGGTGTCCTAAAGGACCTTGGCAAGACGGTTGTGTCCTCTGGTCGCACATTCCGCAAGGTTCAACTAGTTCTCTCAGCTAATACGTTTGGTGTTGCTGGACTCAGCCCTTCAGCTGGCTTTGGTGGTGAGGATTACCTAACTGGTTACATTGAGCTTGGGCTAGGTGCATCGGTTGGTTCAGTTGCTCCAGTTGCGCAGTATGGTCGTTAAATATCTGTGTGATAACGGCAAGTTCCGAATTTAAACAGCCTAAAAGGCTGTTTAAATCAAGCATACTTGCCGAGCATACGAGCGTAGCTCGTATGCCAGGCTTACCCGATACCGTGTTGTGCCTAAGTTAAGTACCCCCTAAAAGGGGGTACTTAATATTGCCTACAACACTAATATGGCAAGTATGCTACAGAAAAGTACCCCCAAAGGGGGTACTTAACTTTGGCACTTGCCGTTAGACGAGTCTATCGGGTGCGCCATCATAGGGTTGTAAGCAATATTAAGTACCCCCTTTTAGGGGGTACTTAACTTTAGCAATACACGGTAGAATTTATAATTCTTTTTTTTAATTGTTGTTATAATTGAAAAAAAGAAGTACTATGTGATTAGATGAACTTCCAGTTAATACTATATATAATTGCATCAATCATGTTAATTTCAGGATCTTTTTATCTGAATTTTTCAAATGGAAGAAGAACACAAGCAGTAATTCTTGCTATTGGCACCTTACTTGTTTCGGTTCTATTCGGACTCCGGTGGTTTTCTTTGAATACTCTAAATCCCGCTTCAGCTGAATCTTGGCCACCTGTAATCAATAGTTGCCCTGACTACTTAACATTAACAAAAATTAATGATGTATTTACATGTGTTGACACAATTGGTGTAAGCCAACAGCCAGGTATCCAAAAATGGACGAGCCCAACACAGATAGACTCAAAATTCTTATTTGATTTAGTATTAAATAAAACTGGCTCAGAGCGTGTTACAGCACTATGTGCAAATTGTAAAACTGCTAATGTAACATGGGAGGGTGTGTGGGATGGCTCAGTATGTTTAAATGTAGACCCCCCTCGTCCGGTCTAAGAGATACATAACTTATATTATAAGAAATGAATCGTCAAGAAACAGTATGTCTTCATCCAGAAGTAGAAGATGCTATCATGCAATGGTTACTTCTAAGGGATAAACCGGCAATTCTTCTTCTTGGACCTCCTGGAATTGGAAAAACAACTTTAGCTCTAAGAACATTTCGGCAAGCTGGTCTACGTCCTATTGAGTTTAATGCAAGTCATACCCGAAGTGGAACATCATTTCGTAAGACAATATTACCTCTTCTAAAAGAGGGGGGGATTGTACAAATGATGGAATCTGGCTCAAAAGGGGGTATAGGGGTTCTTCTTGATGAGATAGATGGGCTTTCTAATGGAGAGCGTGGAGGTCTTAATGAGTTACATGCATATCTAAAGGGGCCTGATGCTTCAAAGGGGCGTCCATTAATTCTTATTAGTAATACTCTTGATACACGAACCCTACAACAAATATCTAAAATTTGCTTGACTTTCATAATTAAACCTGTAGAAAAAACTCTACTTACTAAATGGTTAAAGGCTGAAATTCCCGATTCATATGGTGGAGATTTACGCTCGCTTCAACGACAAATTGCGGGCTTAGAAATTCTACAGGAGGTTATTGAGGTCCCTGATGGAGTTATGCCAATTGCTGACTGGACACTCTGGGGTCAGTGGGATCCTTTAGTAAATTTCGATATAGAAAATAATGAAGGAAATTTAGCTAGTCTAATTTGTCTAGAAAATATCCCCGAACGTATTGAAGTTTCTTTAGGAAATACAGAAAAAGCATGGAAGATGTACCTTTCCGTATTTGATGCCTATAAGACAAGCGATCAAGGCGATTTTTGGGCGTTTTTCTATCAATGCTGGACAATTCTTCCTATATCGCTACGTCTTAAACTAAAGCTTATGAGTCTTAGATTAGCTCAAGAAGCACCTATAGAGGCAGATGTACGTAAACCGGAATTTCGTTATACGCCTGTTCTAACAAAACAGTCGGCAATGTTCAATGCATGGAAATTACTCTGCGAAATTTCAGAGGCACATTCGGTTCCTGTACGACTTGGACCAATGTATTCTGAATATGATATTATAAATGGAAGTTTAAAACCTGATAAGGTACGGCGCTATCAAGCAATAAGTCTAGAAAATCTTCACAGATTAGTAACGGCAAGTGCCTAAGTTAAGAACCCTTAAAGGGGTTCTTAACTGGAGCATACTTGCCGAGCATACGAGCTACGCTCGTATGCCAGGCTTACCCGATAGACGAGTCTATCGGGTGCGCCATATTAGTGTTGTAGGCAATATTAAGTACCCCCTTTTAGGGGGTACTTAACTTAGGCACAACACGGTAACAACTGAAACATAACAATTAAATAGAATGCTTTCTATACAACCGGCTTCAAAACCACATTACAAATCTCTTTGCGCATGCTTTATGTCTATTTTTGACCCAACTGAAGAGGAACACTTTAACAGTATATCATCACTATCTCTATCCTATTTTGGAATAGATCGTGCTGGAGAAGTTAAAGCATTCATTCTTGTAAAGCCATCAACTGTACATGCCGATTATGAGATTGCTTATCTAGGGGTTAGTCCTAGATACAGGGGTAAAGGCTATGCAAAACAACTTATACAAGTTGTGTTACATAGACTTATTGGTTATACAGTATGGTTAAATACATTTGAGTCAAACAGCAATGCATGTGCCCTATATGATTCAATGGGATTTAAAGTTATCGGTAAATTTACTGATAAATTAGGGATTGCTAGTATAATTTATCATACATTACCACTAAGTACTTGGCGGTAACGTCTAGTACTAAAGTTAAGAACTCCCCATGGATAAGGCCACGCAGTGGCCTTATCTCATTGGAGTGACTATAACTTTTCGTTCTAGCCATCAGAGCCAAGTACTTAAATTAAGTACTTGGCGGTACTTCTGAATAATTCTCCTCATTTTCATGTAGTAATTTAATAAAGGATAGGGGGCCAACTCTTCCAACGCGATAGGCACGTCCTAATATTTGCTTCTCCTCCTCGTGTGTCATCGCGTGAAGAAGAATCACATGGGTGGCTGCTGTTATATTAAGTCCCGCCCCAGCAAAACGTGAATTTAGAAGAAGACATTGAATTTTCCCAGTTTCAAATTTCGTAAGTGTTGATTTAATAGCATCCTTATTCCCCTTTAAATGCTTAACTGTTATATCTAAATTTTCTAATCCTGCTTCTATTGTTTCAAAGGGATTATCATATCGACTAAAGATAAGAAATTTTCCTTCAGGATTATCCTTTAAAATTTGTAAAAGGGCATCATGCTTCTTTGGAAAGGCACTACTATCTGATTCTACAATTTCATTTGCACTAATATCACGTGTAAGAAGTTTTTTACATGATGTTGGTTTAATTGATGCTCTACAAAGAGGGCAACATGCCTTTGTTGAAAGACTTAGAAGTAGACACGAGGGACAAAATGCCTGTGAACAACAGGGAGTAATTAAATAATCATCTGACTCATCAAAACAAATTGGACATGCTGTATTTTCGAAACCTTTAATACGCGTTTCAATTGCTTCTATTGATTCCTTCGTATTCTTAATCTTTCCTGTTAGCGATAAAAGTGCTAGCTCTTTTACCTGAGCTGATGAATATTCTAAAGAAGCCTTGTATTCATATGTCTTTTCTAAACGTATAAGTTCCTTCTGAAGATTTATTGTAACAGCTTCTATAAGAGCTTTTGCTGTCTGTCCTTTAACACCTAACTCAGAAAGAGCTCCTTCTGTATCTCCTGCATGTAACATCTGTTGAATAGCAGGTGAAACTGCTCCGCGAATTATATCATGTGAAATTGGTGTACGACATAGAATTACCTGTTTGTAAAGTGCTGGTAGAGAGATTGATTTCTTGATATAATTCTCGGAGCATCTGAGAACAACCTGGGATCGTAATGGGTGCGATATTGATAATATATCGCGTAAAAAATAAAATGAACGAACGCGTAGACTTTCAATATAATAATATGTATTTATTTTTCCGCGAGATTTAAAATGAGATTTTATATTTGTATCCATATCTGGATTTGCTAGAATTGATTGTATAACTACCTTATCAAAATACAGATTATTATTAATGTACAGGAGATTTATCCATGACGCTGTTATAAACCAGGTAAAACGTGTTTTAAATGAATCTTTCATAGTAATCCCAGGCATATGTATACTATCTGCCTCATCAATAAATAATCGTTTCCATCGTACATCAGATTGATGACATCGTTGTATAAATGGTTTAAGTAAGGTATTACTAATAAGAACAACCTCCGCTCCAAATACTGTTTCAATAAAGTTATCTGCATGTATTTGAGCAAGACGTGCAACACAAAAATTTTGTAGTGTTGTCTGATTATTAATATATTCTGACCATTGTCTAAATAGTGTGTGCGGAATTACAAGAAGGCAACCTGCCTCAGAAAGATCTGAAAATTTCCGAGTTTTTATTGAAAAGAAATTCGGTGATGAATTCTGCTGTATTGTAGTGTGATGCTCAAGTGGAGGAAGAAGATTTATTCGCGCAATATGTCCTAGAACCATTAAACTTTTTCCTACACCTACTGAATCTCCTAAAATACCATAGTTTGAAAAGATACGCTCGCCCCTTAACGGATTTGTACCATGTATTGAATCAGATTCTAGCTTTTCCATACGCGCAAGTATACCGGTCTGATGCATATGAAGGGGAATATTAATTGCTGGAGGAGTTGGAACTGTTGGAGCATCTTCATTTAGACTATTACTATAGACTGTATTAAGATGGTTCAAGTATTCTTTTAATGTAGATGTCATTGGGCTGGGCAACTAAACATTTGTACAAGGATGGGTTTAGGTAACGTCTAGTACTAAAGTTAAGAACTTAATGGTAAGTCTAGATTCATATAAAATTGCCGTATAGGACTTTCTTTTATAAAAGCATTTAGTTTTAGTTGCGTCTTTGCTACAAACTTATTATCAGTTTGCTCACGCATTGATTTTTTATTAAATGTATTTTCTGGATGCGCCATAACTAACATAACCTTCATAGGATCTAGTTGAATCATTGGATGGCGATACGATTCTAAAAATGACTTCTCCTCTGCATGCGTAACAGTTTCATCATATGTATGGGCTTGTGAATATGATTTTCTCCATGCCATTGTTCCGTTTGTAGCATGATTCTTATTATAGGGACCAAGGCGATATATAGTCTTAATATCAGTATAATACATATAAACTTCTGATGAACCAGCAAGTTCATAGGTAGGATTCTGCTTAAATTTCGTAATAACGTGACTTACACGCTGTGGCGGATAATAATCATCATCATCCATAGCAATAATAATATCACCCTTTGCCTCCTTGTTTAAACGATTTCTTTTTCCACCAATATTGATTTTTACAGGCTCATAAATATACCGAAAGTTTGGAAACGTTTTTTTCACATCAGAAAAAAGATGCTCAACGGATTCAGAACCATCATCATACACAATCCATTCCATCTTTTCTTTTGGATAATCCTGGTGTAAAATACATTTAATGAGTGTCGGAATAAAACGGGCTCGATTATATGTAGGTGTAATTAATGAAACAAAAGGCTTTGTATCTAAAGTCTGTTTCATCCCTATAGTATAAGACGTGTAGATGGTTTAGGCATTTGGATTTGTTTTCAAATATATAGATGCTCCAATTAAAGCAAGTACAGCTCCACACATTACCCGTAAAATACCTTTTCCTACTGGCAAATCGTCAACAGTCGGTTGAACATATGTAAATAAATTTATTCCAGGAAACTGTATCCAATTAGGTGAGTTTTCATCTTTCTTAAAAAGTGGAATTAGTGGGGCACGCCACATAGGAGGAAATAGCAGCCCATATAGCACAACAGGAGGATATAAAAGAGCTCCATAAAATCCATAGAATAAAACATAAAAGATTGATGATGGAACTGTACCATTAATTAAAGACCAGTGAGAGGCTACAATAGATCCAAAAAACATACCAAAAATCGTAGTAATACCAATAATGTTATTTTTTATTTCTGTTACTGTATCGGCAAGGATAGAGCCTAAATTAACTTCCTTTTTAGGTGTAAATTTTGCCATGTATTTTGCCTTTATTTCATCAACAGTATCAATCTTACTATTTAAATCAGTAATTGCTGCTGAAAATGTTTCTATACTGTATGATGAAAGCGAAGATGAAATAGTATCAATATGCGTTAATATACCTTTGTATTTTGAAATTAAATCTGATTTTGTAGAATCAGTTGTATCTATTTTTTCTAGTTCAGTTATATTTGAATTAACAGTTGTTCTAGATAATTTTAGTATAGGGGGTGCTATAATAGACAAAGACATTCTATATATGTTATAGAACATACTTTGCTGCTCCTGACCCGGAAGCTACGATGAAGAAATTTATACTTTCTACATAAATATCAATATCATATGTATAAGTTGTTCCAGGAGGTAATGGAAATACATCAATCTCAGCCTGTAGATTTCTAACACGACTTGCATTAAGTGAGCCTGATGGCTGTGTTTTAGAGCTTGTTACTGACCATGTATAAAAGGGAAGTTCACCGCGTGTAAAACCAGTTGTATAACGAAATGGATTTATTTTCGTGAAAAAATCAACTGGTTTCGCCTCCTGAATTTCATTACCATCGCATAAAATACGTAAATTTCGTATAATATCTTTTTGAGAGTTTGGAATAAGAAGACCACTTATAAATCCCTCTTGCAAATAGGGAGTAACACCAGGTGTTTTATTGTATGGAACATATGGATATGTATACCAATTTGTAAAGTTTGAAATTTCGTTTCGCGCTACCCAATCTGAACGGCGTGTTACAAAAATAAGACGAGTAATAGGGTTGTGTAAATCTAGATCAAAAGTTGTACGCTGTATGATACCAGCATTTGGTATAATTGAAATTTGTGGGAATATATATGTAAGGGAGTTTTTAGCAAACACTGTTCGCTCATCATCTGTTAAATACACAAAAGTACATTGTATTCTTGCGTTTAAAAACCATGTGTTTAAAGGAGGGGTTGAATAACCAATATCAACTAGAAAATTTCGTAATTGATTTGTAGTGCTTGTAGCGGCATTGTATTGAGGAATGTTGTTATTTATATTGTTTAGTGAAGAATTCATAGTAAAATCTGGCCCAACTCTAAATCCCGAAATATCATTTACTGTGTATAATGAATTTATCGGATTTAATGTAATCTGTACTTCACAATCTTGATACTGTAATGATGTTAGTGGAAGGGCTTGAAAGGTTGCATCTGTAAACCAGAAGTTAAGAGGTACGTGAATTTCTTGTCCAATTATGCTTGGGCGATTTAGTTGTGAGGCTCCAGCTGCCTTTCTTACAGGATCTTCATAGACATTTGGGTAAGATGTTTTAGTCAATCCTGCTGAATACGCTCCCGCTGCTGGATTTATAAGTTCATTTACATCTCCAACAAGTATTCGCCACTTTTCGAATTTATCCGTATCATATTCAAGCATAGCTTTTGTTAATAAATATGTCCCGTCAAATTCTTGAATTCGCTGACCTCCAATATAAAATCCTACACGGTTAATAATTGCTGCTCCAAGATATCTTACCCATTGAAATTCACTTTGAAATGTATTATTTATATATTTACTGTAAATATCGGGAATTTGAAAACTAAAATACACATCTGATAGTAAATCGCCAATACGTTGAATTTTAGCTCTAAGTTGTGTTGTTTGATTGTATTGAAGTTCATTTGGGCCATCTAAAGCGATTGATACGTTTTCCATAGAAAAGTGACTGTATCGTTTAAATAGTTTATAATAGTACGTCATTTGAGGATTTCCACTTAAAATAACGTTTTGTGAACCATATGATACTAATACAAGTAGACCTCCGCCTGTCATTGAACCTCTTACTCCTATCCTAAAAGGGGGTTTTAGACCAGCACTTAGTAAAGTTAATTACTTGGCGGTAACGTCTAGTACTAAAGTTAAGGACTCCCCATGGATAAGGCCGCGCAGTGGCCTTATGTCATTGGAGTCACTTAAAATTTTCGTTCTAGCCGATCATACGAGCTATGCTCGTATGCGAGCCTTACGCAATAGACATGTCTATTGCGCGCGCCATCAGAGCCAAGTACTTAATTTAAGTACTTGGCGGCACAGCATTCTGTGATGACCACCAAGAATCAGATAAATAAGGAGGAAGTTGCTGAGCCACTTTCCGCTGTGTAGAAGATGGTCCCTCGGAGAGAAGGCGTTCAATCTCAAATGTAGATAGGGCATACCGGGCGTACTTCAGTGAAGCAAATTGCCCTTGAAATGCTCCATCTATATTCATATTTTCACCTTCAGGTATGGACATAATTCTTGGATTTGAATAATTTGAAAAATGCGCCTTTGAGAAAAAGATGATATTCTGATAATTTTGATAAGGCACCGTATTTTTAAAGGGTAGACGATTTGCTAAATTACCATTTACATATACATCTAGACCTCCACTTGTACAATTTATAACAACATGAAACCATTTCTGAACCGGGATATTTTTAACATCAACATATGTATAAGGATTTGAATGTGTATTCATAAAGATGCGCATTGTATTTGTATTTGAACGAATAAAAACTCCTGGAGCCATAAGTGGCCAAGGGGCCATATATCCTTTATGAAATACATGTTTTAGTGTATCTTCGCCGCTGCTAAATGTAGATGGATTTACATTAATAAAGAATGAATACGAAAATTCAATACCCGTACGTTCATTTACAGAGCGTAGAATTGGAATTGCGTCAGGATATTTCTTTAAATCTTGGTGAATCGGCGGAAGATTATCTTCGGCATTTACTGTCATGTTTAAAAGTTTTACAAGTCGCATTGACTTATCACTTGAGAGATTATATATGATTTCTCCACCAAATCCAGCTACTGCTAATAGAACAACAAAGATGATACTAGAAAATATTTGCCCACCACTTGAAGTTATGGTAGCACTTGAATTATTATATGTTCCAAAGGAGGACATCTCTACCGTGTATTGCCAAAATTAAGTACCCTCTAAAAGGGGCTAGTTAATAGTGGCTAGAGTCTTGTGCTGACCGTTACCGCCAAGTACTTAAATTTAAGTTCTTGGCTCTAATGGTTAGAACGAAAGTTGGGTTAAGCTAAAGGCTTAAGACAACTTTTGTGCTAACCGTTACTTCCCACCAAAAAGGGAAGAAACTAATGAATTAATTCCAGCAGATTTTCCTGCCGGACCTACTTCATATAATCGATAGACATCAGCAGGAGATAGAGGATAATTGAATGTGCTTATACCATTTAGATAGCCATCAAATCCACCCCGCTCGGCAACCTTTAATTTAACACCTGTGGGGTCTACTTTATAGTATGAGCCTGTTACACATGAGCGTGATAGTTTCCCATCAATATAAACATCAACCATGCGTCCACTGAGAACAACTGTTATATTTACCCACCGTTGCATATCAATATTATCAATATCGCATACTTGTGTTGGATTTAAAAGTGAATCATCCATGGCAAGAGGGGTAAATAACTTATTTAAATCAGCTGCTGTTAAAGAACCGTCATTACGAGTTGCATCATCAGAGCATGGAGTTTCATTTCTAAAACCTTGAACAAGATTTGACATTTCTGTCGAGGCCTCTGGATTGTTTGTGTAACTACGATTATATATAGGGCCTGTTATTTGACTTTCATATTTTGCTAGACGTTCATCTATATTTAGTTGTTCACCAGGTGGATTATATGTTACATTTCCATAAGCATCTTTGTACAGAACAATTCCAGTCTTAGGATCAACAAAACGTGTAACACTTTTAACAGTAGTACTTGGTAAACCTACCTTGTTATTATTAGTTAGTATATAGCCCTCATTATCTGTTATGTTTCCAGAGGAATCTACATAATACGTGTTTCCACTAGCATCCTTGTATTGTCTTAGTCCTGTTACAGGAGGATTCCATTTTGTTGGAGCATTTCCATTATAATTTACTGGTGTGGGTGGAGGAGTTCCAGTTATTTGTGTTGAACCAGTTGATGGATTCGGCGTTGTTGGAGTTGTTGGTGTTGTTGGCGTTGTTGTAGTAGTACCCGCGCTACTAGGAGTTGTACCACCTACTACTGCAGTATCGCTGTCCCGGGACTGTGTACGAACCATTAATGTATTTTTAAAAGCGCCAAGCGCAATTAGAAGTGTTGAAAAGTTGGTTCCACCAATTTCAAGAATGTGTTTACGCTTGTTACGATTAATATTGTAGCTCGATATGTATATCCATACTGAAACAGCGTAATCGCCTCCTTCGTATAATCCACTAATCGCTGGCAGATTTGTCTGAGCTACATTTGCAGGAACTTGACTTGTCAATATTTTTAGCGGCGCGGTTGCTGATGATCCGTAGAGAAAATTATAAATAGCGTAGATAATAACAGCTCCAACAAGCGCAAGAAAAGCTGTAATGACTATACTAAATAATGATTTTGGAGCACTTGTAAGTGTTGAATCCATCCCTATTACGTATAAATAAATTAAGTATTTAGCGGTACTGTGTTTGTACGCTAAAGGCAGGTGATACTGTCGAAATTCTCGATGTATTACTTAATCCACCTAAACTGTCTGTAAATTGTGATAATGATGGGTGTGCGTTTCCAACCCGTGGGAGATGTAAACATGACCCATCAAGGCATAAACTTTTTAGTAATCCATTCGGATTTACCGGTGTAATTGTATTTGTGTACGAATTTAATGAGGCTGCAAATTTAACAGGGGCACCACGCGTATCACTTGTTTGCGAATACTGAGTAGCTACCGATCCAATTGTAGCAACTGAATCATTCATTGAAAGCTGTCCAATTTTACCAGATAGTCCATGTGAGCCTGCCTGCACAATTGAGCCACTTGGCTGTAAGGTAGAAATCATATTTAGTAAAGTGCTAGATGATACAAGAGATGAGTTATAGTAAACATCGATACGCCGTCCTACTTTGGAAAGGGTAAACATAACCCATTTTTGTAATGGTATAGGGGGAAGTGGTATTGTTTCTATAAATGTTTCGTTTGCTGTTTGAGTCTGAATTGATAGTTGCGATGATACCGTATTTTGTCTACTTGCATCTGGAAAGGGAAGAACTTCAAGAATATACACTCCATACATTGATATGAGTTTCTTATAGCCATCGTGGCTACAGTTAGTACAATCAATAAGATTTGTACAGACGCATGGATCATAGAGTCCGCTTGTACAAGACGGTTGGTTTGGTAATACTCCACAGCTTGATAAGTTACCTGTTTGACTTAGTGAATCTAAATATATATAGGCCTGAAAGGTACCTGTTCCATTTTTTAGAAAGTTTAGTGATGCAGTAGGCACTAAAAATGAATCTGTTTTTATAACTGCCGTCTGTGTTGAAAGTGAAAATGGACCTTCAACAAGAAGTGTTGAGGCAGGTGTCGGTGTAGATTTAAACGCAATATACAAGGCAAATAATATAATAAAAAGTACAACTGCTCCTATTATATAGATATTCATCTCCTTCTCTTGTATATTAATATTATATCTGAAATAATTTATTATTTGCCGGTTCTTGTGCAAACATACGAATGACCTTTGATGCTAAGGGCGTGTTCCAATATTGTATATTTCCAATTTGTATTGAACCATTTATAATCGGTGGAGGACCAAAAAAGTAACTTGTATTCGGAGGTAACATAATTCCTCCATTATATGGCATCATTACTTTCAAATTCCCATTCATATAGATTTCCAAAAATAACTCTGATACCATAAGGGTTATGCGAAATGGAGCTCGGAGAGGTACATTTTGTATTGGACTTGATACTATGTATTTTAAATTCGAATTTAATACAGCAACATATAAATCATTTTTTAATGGATCGGCAAATACAATAATATTTGAACTACCAAAAAGTGTTCCAAATGTACCAACTGTATCGGATGTTTGTAAGGTTACTG